AGCTCATCACGTAATCAATTATCTGTTGGATAATACTGATTGGAATATCATTAGTTTAGATCGCTTTAAATTATCTGGTAATTTAGATAGACTTGATGATATTATTAAAGATAATCCAAATAGGAATAGATTGAGTATCGTTTATCATGATCTTAAAACCGAAATCAGCCAATCAACGAAAGATCTTATTGGTCCTGTTGATATTATTCTTCACCTTGCCGCTAGTAGTCATGTGGATCGTAGTATCAATCATCCAATGGGATTCGTTATGGATAATGTGGTTGGAACTTGCAATATTCTTGAGTTTGCTCGTAAGTTTAACAATCTAGAAAAGTTCATTTATTTCTCAACTGATCAAGTATTTGGACCAGCTTCATCTGGTATTGATTATGATGAATATGATCGTTATAATTCTACTAATCCATATTCTGCATCAAAGGCTGGTGGTGAAGAATTAACTGTTGCTTATCGTAACACCTATAATCTTCCTATCATTATTACACACACTATGAATGTGTTTGGTGAACGTCAGCATCCTGAAAAATACATTCCTATGTGTATTAAAAAGATTAGAGATGGTGATACTATTACTATTCATAGTGATGCATCTAAAACTATTCCAGGCAGCAGACATTATATTCATGCGGTTGATGTAGCTGATGCTATATTGTTTATTTTAAATAAACTACCTAATGGTAGGGATGAATTTAGAATCCCAAAATATAATATCGTTGGAAAACAGGAGATAAATAATTTACAATTGGCACAGATTATTGCTGATGCTCAAGACAAAGAGTTAAAATATATTATGTCAGATTTTAACTCTTCAAGACCAGGTCATGATCTTAGGTATTCTTTGAGTGGTCAAAGAATGAAAAATCTCGGTTGGGAACCTAAAATTGAATTGACTGAAAGAATCAAACAAGTTGTTGATTGGACTTTAAACAGGCCTGATTGGCTTATCACATAAAGGATATAATATGAAGAAGATTTTAGTTGCCCTTTTTACATTAATGAGTTTTAATTATGTATTAGCAGCAGACCAGCAACCACCAAAACCAGTTGCATCGTGTGCTGCACAGATTCCATATGGTCAACCATCCACAGTAGCTGGTCATCCTGTAATTTGTCGTACTGCTTATATTTTGGAACATGATCCTGTTGCAAAGATTCCAAATTGGGTTGCCTGGACCTTGACTCCAGATCATGCCATTGGATGTATTGCTCGTACTGATGCATTTGCTGCTGATCAATCACTTCCTGCAGCAGCACGTTCAACACCACAGGATTATGCCGCATCAGGATATGATCAAGGACATTTAGCTAATGATGCTGATATGTCTTGGGATGCACAAGTAGAACATGAATCATTCTTGATGTCTAACATGTCTCCACAACTTCCTAATGTTAATCGTGGAACATGGAAGAGTTTAGAATCAGCTTCACGTGCCTGGGTATATTCAACTAAGCACCCATTCACTGAATATGCAGGTAACATCTATTCAGCATCATCAAAGACTATTGGTGCAGATAAAGTAGTAGTTCCTGATTCCTTGTTTAAGATTGTAATTGATGATACTACTAAGAAGTCATATGCATTCTTATTCCCTAATCAGGTAGGTATTGATGCGGATTTTTCTAAGTTCCAGGTAACTGTAGCAGATATTGAAAAGGCAACTGGTTCAACTTTCCCTGTCCCTGATGCAAAAACCGTTAAGAATCCTATCCTTCCAATTGATTTAGCTACTCTTGCTGCAGATAAGAAGAAGCAGTGTAAGGGATAAATAGTAAATCATTTGACAAAAAATGAGAAATGATGGAGATAGCATCTCCATCATCAACACTAAGGAGTAAAAATGAAGAAACTACTATTAACCCTTTTAATAGGGTATAGTATGTCCGTTTCTGCATCATACGCTAACGATACCACTAAAATAACACAATACGATTCATTAGAAATAAAAGAACTAGTTACTAATATAGCAGAAAGACATAATGTTCCACTTGATTTGGCTCACGCTATAATTTATGTGGAATCAAAATACAATCCTAATGTTATGGGTCAAAAAGGCGAATATGGTTTAGGTCAAATTCGTTGTGGTACAGCCAAGCAGATGGGATTTAAGGGCAGTTGTGATCAATTACATGATGCTAAGAATAACCTAGAGTTTAGCATGGCTTATCTTCGTTATGCCTTAGATTTGACTAACAATGATGTTTGTAAGGCAGCATCATACTACGGCAGTGGATTAATTCCCACAACTAATAAAACTTCTTATTGCCGAAAAATACTTGCCCATATTAATTAATTGATATATAATCATTTTAAAGTTGGGGGTTGTACGGGGTGGCACCTGTAATCCCCAACTTCACTATTGGGAGATCGTCTAATGGTAGGACTGTGGATATATAAATAGTGCTATAGGAGTATAGCATATGAAATACATAGTTTACAAAATAACGAATAAAATAAATCAGAAATATTATATTGGTATACATAAAACTAGTAATATATATGATGATTATATGGGTAGTGGTAAATTAATTAAGCTCGCCATAGAAAAATATGGAAAAGAAAATTTTCATAAGGATATTTTGTACATTTTTGATACTCTACTAGAAGCTCAAGAGAAAGAAACAGAAATAGTTGATTTAAATTTTATTGGCTGTGATAATAATTATAATATTTCTATAGGAGGGGGTTTGGGTGGTGCTGATATAAACGGTTTAACATTTTTAGGCAAAACCCATTCTAATGAAACTAAGGAAAAAATACGACAAATACGTTTAGGAAAATCATATATCACAGATGAAGGTCGAAGCCATATTATCTCAAGTAATAAAAATAATCAATTAAGAAAAGAAAAAATAAGCAATACTTTAAAGGGTAGACCTTCCAATAATAAAAAAGGTATTAATGGTATCGATACAGGTAAATTAAAAAAAGGATATCGTTATAAAAGAAAACACCAACAAATGTGGATCACTGATGGTGTTCTTAATACTCGAATAAAATTAAATGATCCAATTCCAACAGGTTGGATAAGAGGAAGGACGATTTAATAGCTGGGGAATGGCGCAATTGGTGGCGCAGGGGACTTTGAATCCCAAGGTTGTAGGTTCGAGCCCTACTTCCCCAGCTATTAAATCGGACTAATTCAGCCAATATAAATACATTTTTAATATTCTATACGAAAGGTTTAGTGAAATGACTACATCTACTTGGGGCTACCATCTTTTAATTGACGCCACTGCAGGTCAGAAAGATCTTATTGGTTCAAAAGAAAACATTAACGATTTTATCAAGGAATTGGTAGTTGCCATTGACATGGTCGCTTTCGGTGAACCTTGGATTGAAACATTTGCAACCCATGACATTTCAAAGTCCGGTTACAGCATGTGCCAGATGATTGAGACATCAAACATTACTGGTCACTTTGTTGACAAGAATGGCAACTTCTACATCGATATTTTTAGTTGTAAACCATTTGATAATGAAGTAGTATTTAATGTAGTAGACAAATACTTCAAGCCAGAAAAGATGCGTCATCACTTTATCTCTCGTGATGCCTAATATTGACGCGCGGTAGTGAAACAGTATCACAGCGGTCTCATAATCCTCAATTCTAGGTGCAACTCCTAGCTGCGCAACTAACATTATAAAGGTGTGATATGAAAATTGAACATGCATATATTCTTTACATTGATACTCCAGATGCCATTGCATATATGGAAGAATGTAAAGCCTCTTGTGAAAAGTATGGTATTCCTGTCACACCTTTTATGGGTTTAAAATTACCCACCACAACTGATATCATTAAGGATAAATGGGAATTCAAAGTTGATCCTCGGGTTAATGGTCATTCTGATACCAAAGATGTTATGAACATCTGGTTTAAAGAACAACTCTGTCTTACAGGTCATTTAGCTATCTGGAAAGAAGTAGCTACCAAGCATACAGGTGCTGTAGCCGTATTTGAACATGATGCTATTGTCAAAAGAAATTTCCTTGATGTTGAAGTACAAGATCTTGAATGGGTATTCCTTGGTTATCGCATTGATCACCGAGATGATTATGAATGCATTGATGATCCATTTACTAAAGTATCAGTTAATAAATTTGAAGGTACTCACGCATACGCATTGACTCCCACTACAGCTAAGAATTGTTTAGATGCCTTGGATAAATGGGATGGTAATAGTGGTTATCTTCCTTTGGGTGTCTCCATTGATCATATGATGGGAGTACAAAACGGATTTAGGCTTCCTATGTATATCGTGGATCCAGCACCTGTTATTGTGGCTTTGGAAGAAAAAATATCACACACCCAGCCAGATGATAAGACAGCTCGATATAACATGATTCCTCCTGACGGATTCCTAAAGGGTCTTAAAAATACTGATAAGTATGGTATTGATGAAAAGAATGGATGGTTGGTATTCTAATGAAAGTTACACTTGGTAAATTCCCAAAGAAAGTAAATGGCGAAAGAAAGATTTCAGTAAAGATTGATCCCTGGGACACTTGGTCAATGGATCATACACTTGGTTTAATCATACATCCTATGCTAGTTCAACTTAAAAAAACAAAGCATGGCTCACCATTTACCGATGATGCAGATGCCCCGGAAGAATTGCGTTCTACTTCTGCACCTCCTAAAGAATATGAATGGGATACAGACGATAATCACCACAAACGCTGGGATTGGATTCTCGATGAAATGATTTGGACATTTGCACAAGAAATTGATGATAATGCATCTGGTCAATTTCATTCAGGTAATATTGATTTGCAGTTTAAAGAAACTGAGATTGACGGCGAAAAATATACTGAAATGGTAAGAGGTCCTAACGATACTAGTTCTTATGATAAGGAGGGTCACGATGCTTGGCAAGCCAGAAAAACAAACGGATTTAGACTATTCGGTAAATACTTTGAAGCCTTATGGGACTGAATATAATTATTCAGTTGATGCATTAAAGAAAGCAGCTTTTGTATCTGAATTGCAACTTTTAGATGCCCATCCTGATATCATAAAAAATTCTGTTGATCGAATTACCATTATATGCTATCTTAAAGATAGAGTGGACGAAATTACTAAAAAATACAAATAAGTTTATGGGCGTGGGTGTTGGTACACGAGAGGAGCTTATATCTCCTTTAGCGGCAGATTACCGTTCTAGACTTGGTTCGAATCCGAGCACGCCTACCAAATTTTAGGAGATTATGATGGCCGATAAGATTGATTTTGAAGGTATTGATTCATCCGCATTACTACGTGAATTAGATAGTCGGGGTGATAATGTCACGATTGATGACTTTGATACTCAAGATATAATTGATGAGCTTGAATGGCAGGGTTATACTGTCATGCTTGATAGTGATGTCCCAGTAGACATTGATGATTACGATGATGATGAATTAATTCTTGAATTGCAACGTCGTGGGTTTGATGTGTGGAGTAAAAAAGTTGGTGGTAATCCTGATCTCTTAGAACTATACACTACATATCAGATTATGTCACCTGAGTTCTTTGAGAAAGAACTAAAGAAATTTTTCCGCAATAATTTAAATGTGAATATATACTGATTATGGATATTCTTTTTTGGCAAGATAATATTAAAAGATTTCCATTGTTGGATGCCCTATCTAATAACTTTCCAACAGTAAAATCTGAAATATTAAATCATATTAAACATCCTGAGGTATTACAAGACTATCCTAATTATCCAGTTATGTTTGATAAAATGATCTATGAAAAATACTGGAAAGCGGCTCCGTGTTCTGTTTTTAAAGAAGAACATGTTGAGCTAAATGGTACTCCTGAACTGAAGAATTTTTTATCTTATCTCACGGATAAATTTAGATCTAATTGTCCTACTACTTATTCACTCATTAAAGAATATGAGGATAATGGACATTTGACTAATAGTTTCATTAGTAGACTTCTTCCTGGTACAATCATTAATCCACACCAAGGCTGGTCTCAAAAATATATGAGAATACATTTAGGATTAGTGTGTGATCCAGAATGTGCCATTACTGTTGGCAATCAAACACAGGTTTGGGAAGAGGGTAAATTTTTAGCATTTCGTGATCAAGATATGCATAGTGTAAAACATAAAGGCACAAAAGAAAGAATTGTATATTCTTTTGACATCTCTTTAAAATATCTTGCCCAATTTATTGATATATAATATATTAATGTTGAGGAATTAAAATGAAAGTTAAGAAGTTAGTAGCCAAGCTCTACGAGAAGATTCTTCTTGGTGATAAGTCTGGTGAAAAGAAAATATGGCTTAAGATTATGAAAAAAAGTCTTAAGGGTAAACATACAGAAGTTGTTAAGTAATAAGAATTGGCCTCGTAGCTCAGCTGGACAGAGCAAGAAATTTCATTTTATATAAATACCTATATGCGAACGTAGCCGAGGGGAGCTTCTACCTCCTTAGACGTAACTGGAGCTGTAAATGGGGGTTCAAATCCCTCCGTTCGCGCCATAGGAAACAAAAATGAAAAAAACATTGTGTAATAAATGTAATAATTATTTTGCTAATAGAGCAGGCAATTATAATCGACATCACATGGTATGTGACGGAAATTATATTTTACCTGAACAAAGAGGTGTTTGTAAATATTGCAATATTAAGTTTGATCTAAATGATAAACCTAAAGGCTGGATGGCTAACCATAGCAGATGGTGTGATAGCAATTTAGATAGAGAAAAATATAAAAAATCAAATAAAACTAATATTAAATCTATGCAGACTCCAGAAGCTAGAAAAAAAGCTATAGAAGGTATAAAAAAAGCATGGCAAGATGGTAAATATAATCATTGTGATCACAAAACATTTTTAGGTAGAACTCATTCAGATAAATCTAAAAAATTAATGAGTGAGAGTGCTTTAAAATCAAAGCACAGGAGAATTTTAAGATCAACTAGAAAATATATTTGTAAAGATGGTAGTGAAGTTTTATTAGATTCTTCTTGGGAAGAACAGTTAGCAATAAGATTGGATCAATTGAATATTAATTGGATAAGGCCGGAGGACCCTATTCAATGGTTAGATAAAGAAGGTAAAACGCACAATTATTTTCCCGATTTTTATTTAACTGATTATAACATTTATATTGATCCCAAAAACGATATAGTATATAATATAACAATAACTAAAATAGAAGCTCTTAAAATTATTTTGCCTAATCTTGTTATTTTAAGATCTTTAGAAGAGTGTAAGAATTTTAAAATATAATGTCCGTTTAGCCCAGTGGTAGGAGGCGAGGCGCTTAAAACGCCTACAGGACTGGTTCGAATCCAGTAACGGACACCAAAATCTCCAAAGTGTCAGTTCGAGTCTGACCGTGGGCACCAATATTATAGGATGGAATCGTGACCAAATTAATTAAACTTACAAATGATGCAGATGCTCATAAGGGCAATCCAATTTATATTAATGCTGATCAGATTACAGCTATTTTTGAATCTCCTTCCCAATCAGGTGGTATGAAGACTTTTATCTTCGGTGGCTATACTGGTGTTCAATGGGAAGTTGAAGAGTCCCCTAAGCAAATTGCTGATATGATTACCCCCGTGGAGTATCTATAATGATTAAAGAAATTGAAGTTAAAAAGAAACCAATTGTCTTAAAAGCAGTTCAGTTTACTAAAGATCTCACAGATCATGAATTGAAGACTTGGTCTAATGGAAAAGCATTTATTGTTCATCTTGAACGGGATGATGAACCTTCTATATTAATTAACACTCTTGAAGGTACAATGAAAGCACAATATGGTGATTGGATTATGCAAGGTGTGACAGGAAATGACTTCTATCCTGTGCGCGAAGATATTATGATGATGTCTTATGATTTTTTGAGGGATTAATTTATCTCGAAAGGCCATTTGACATAAATAAACGTAAGGAGATTACTTATGTTTGTTTATAAAATTAAAGTTAATTCGTATCAATATTTTGGTATGACAGACAATATTCAAAAGAGATATAATCGACACTATAATGATTTAGTAAAAGGTTCACATCATAACCCTATACTGCAACGATCTTTCAATAAAAATATTGATTTTAATTTAGAAATTGTTAAAGAATGTAGTTCTAGAAAAGAAGCATCTGAACTAGAAAAAAATCTTATATTAACAGAAGAATGTGTTAATATAGCATTAGGTGGAGATGGCGGTGATACTATTTCTAACCATCCTAATAAAAAAAATATAATTGAAAAAATTAAAAATACAAGAAGTAAAATACAAATTAATTTTAGTGACAAATTTATTGAAAGTCAAGGCAGTTTATCTAAAAGAGCAGATATAGTTTGGGGAAACTACAAATGTGGTCTTTGTAGTAGAGTAATCAAAGGTAAAAGCAACTTCTTGCGATATCACGGCGATAAGTGTGGTAAACCTAGAGACAAATGGTTTACTAACGGTATAGAGGAAAAATTATTAGCAGAATGTCCAAATGGATGGTCTAAAGGTAGATTAAAATGAGTAAAGTTAAAATTATATCTTCTTCACAACCTTTAATTGAAGGTATTAATACTCCTGAAGATTTTCTAGTATACTGTGCTAGAGTATCTAACCCTAGCAATCAGTTTAATACACTTACAGGAAATAAACTACTTAAATATTGTGCAGAGCATAAACATTGGTCTATATTTGAAATGGTGCATGTTGTTATGGAGATTAATACTACTCGTGATATCGCTCGACAGATTTTACGCCACCGTAGCTTCTCTTTCCAAGAATTTAGCCAGCGATATGCTGACCCAACGAAAGACCTTGGATTCGTCACTCGTGAAGCCCGTTTGCAAGATCCAAAAAATAGACAGAATAGTATAGAGACTGATGATATCAAGTTGCAAGAGGATTGGGAGAGATTGCAATTAGAATTATCTTTTAAGTTTACAGAAGCGTATCATTGGGCAATTAAAAATGGAATTGCAAAAGAACAAGCTCGTGCAGTTCTTCCTGAAGGTCTTACTGTCTCTCGTCTTTATATGGCTGGTTCTCTTAGAAGCTGGGTTCACTATTGTCAGTTACGTTGCGCTAATGGTACTCAGAAAGAACACAGAGAGATAGCCATAGATTGTTGGTATAATCTTATTAAAGAATTTCCATCTCTTAAGGATTTAGACCTTATTTCTCCATAAAAAATCTAATGATTTCAACGGTCTTTTTTTGTTGAAATCATATCCTTTCTATGTTATATTTAATTATAAGCTAAAGAAAGAGAGGATCAAATGTTTACATATAAGATTCGTATTCGTAAGAATGGCAAATCCTATAAGGTTTTCAAATATACCAACCTTTCTGGTCGCCAAGTAATGGATGAAATTCCCTTCATTCGCGATCGTTATCCGGAATCTAAAGGTTTTACTATAGAAGTTGAATAAAAAACTCAATGATTTCAACGGTATTTTCAAAAAAAATACCGTTGATTTTATTTCTAATCTGTGCTATATTAATAATATAAACAATGGAGATAGATATGCAGTTGATTCCAACTACACGCTTTGATAAGAAGCTTTTTTCGTTCCATAGTGGTTATCTTTATTATCCTTATAATGGCAAGCAGAATGCTTTTGTGGCTAGGTTCAAGCATTCTAAGAGCCCCTTTACAAAAGCAAAGTTCATTAAAGAACTGATTGCAAATCATACGGTAGAAGATTATTTTATAGATCTTGTTCATAATCGCAAGGCTCCTCTTGAGATTCTTCGTGACAAGAACGAAGATTGGTACTATGATATTCTTGAAGCTTTTGGTGGTCATGATCTAAGGAAGGTGGCATAATATGGCTAATATGTCTTACTGTATGTTTGAAAATACTGGCAACGATCTTGCACAATGTGTTAAAGCTATGGAAGCTGCTGAATCTATGGAAGAGTTGGATTTAAGCCCTTACGAACTTACTGCTTTCAAACGCATGAAAAGATTGTGTGAAAAATTTTTAGAAATTGCTAGTAATTTTGAAATGGAAGAAGCATAATGGATAATTCAAAAGTACCATACGAGTTCCGAGGTGAGCTTGCTTATGCCATCCAGAAGATGCGAACTATGCAACGCACTGGATATAAGTTCATTAAGCAGAAGATCCATTCAGATCGCACCGTAACAATTACAATGGAAAAGAAGTTGTATTGATATGGAAAACATTCGTGTTGAACATAAAGAGTTTATGTTGGATGGTGTGAGGTGTGAACGTACTGATGCCACATATACAGTTGATGGTAGACCTATGAGAGCAAGATTGCCATGGGCAGCATCAGCACAGGAAGTTCGGTTCTTTATTATTAAGCAGCGTCAGGGATATGCAAAAAAATGAGTGTAGTTGTATTTGATATAGATGGTACAATTGCTAATAATGACCATCGTCGCCATCATCTGATGGGTGATAAGAAAGACTGGAAGTCGTACAACGCTACTATGTTGGATGATGGTAAAATCTTTGATGTTGCTCTATTGCTAATGGAGCTGTCAGAAAAACACCTGATCATTCTTTGTACTGGTCGTGAAGAGGTGTATCGTCCAGTAACATGGTCATGGTTGTTTAGGAATAATCTGGACAAGTATATTCACGACATCTATATGCGTCCAGAGAAGGATTATCGTTCTGATGCTATCGTGAAGGTTGAATTACTTAATCGTATCAGCGAGGACTATGGTACTCCATTCCTCTGGTTCGATGATCGTCAGCAGGTAGTTGATGCTTTACGAGCTAAAGGTGTTCGTGTCTTGCAAGTAGCGCCTGGTGACTTCTAATGAATATTGCACTTGACTTTGACGATACGTATACTCGTGATTCTACTCTTTGGAATAAGTTTATTGAAGATGCTAAAGATAGAGGTCACGATATACGTATCGTTACATTTCGTAAGAAATCTATGTCAGATCCTGCATTAGATTGGTTAGGTTCATCTATTCCAGTTATCTTTACAGAAGGCAATAGCAAAAGATCTTTTTGTAACAAGATGGGTTGGTTTCCTGATATCTGGATTGATGATTCTCCAGAGTTTATTGTTGATTTACCTATTAAGTTAATTGGAATTCCAAATGATTAAATTTTATTCTACAAAGCATATCGGTGAAGAGAATAACAAGCTTCTTAAGAGCCTAGCTGATTTTGTTCTTGACAAATTCTTTACACAGCCTAAAAAAGATAAGCTAAATATTGTAGTTACATATAAAAAGGGTCTCTTTGAAGAAACTGATCAATATGCTAATTGTATTTGGGAAGATGGCCATTATCGTCCATTCGATTTTACAATTCAAATTGATCCAGATCAGAAGATTCAACTTCTGCTAAATAGTCTAGCCCATGAATTGGTGCATGTCAAACAATGGGCTAAAGGAGAGTTTTATCAACTTCAACGTGAACGAAGTGTCTATAAGTTTAACGGGCAGCGTTTTGATACAGAGAAGATTGATTATTGGGATACGCCATGGGAAATTGAAGCTCATGGACGTGCAATCGGATTAGTCGTCCAGTGGGCAAGAAAGAATGAGCTTACTGGTCAGAAATTAGTTGTTGAAGGCTAATCCATATTTTAAAAACTAAGGAGTACTAATAAATGAAGAAGCTACTTATTACTGTTGCAGCTGTTGTGCTTGCAACATCCGCATATGCCACTGATCTTCCAAAGAAGAACAAGGCTCCTGCAGCTCCAGTTGCTGTTGCTGCTACTACTGCCCCAGAAAGCGTTGATAGCTTGACTGCTGCCTATGGTCAGGATACTGCTGTTGGTGATCTTGGTACCAAGACTGATGACATTTATCAGTTGACATATTCACACAAGCTAGGCAATGGCTTTAGCGTTGGTGGTATGGCTCAGACTACACAAGCTCCATCTTCTGCTTTGAAGCAGAATCTTGAAGCACAGGTTGGTTATGCTCTTCCTGCTTTCTCCGGTGTTACTGTTTCTGGTAAGGTCGGTGTTGGTGAGAAGTTCAACACAACTAACTTCAGCTACTATGCATTGTATGGTGCAGCTGATGTCAAGTTGATGGATAAGGTAACTTGGAATGCTGTTTCCTATCGTTACCGTTCAGCATTTGATACTGATGCCAATGGTTATCAGACTCATCAGATTGGTACTGGTGTAACTTATGACCTTGCTTCTAACTATGCAGTAAGCGCAAAGATCTATCGCAACTATGATGCATCTGGCAGCTTCACCAACCCAACTGCAACTGGTGATCAGTTCATGCTTGGTTTGACTGCTAAGTTCTAATATACAAAAGCTTCATGATATCAGGCATTAAAAGCACCTTCGGGTGCTTTTTTTGTTGCCCTATTATTAAAAATGTTGTATAATTAATTATAACATTTAAATGGAGATTGTTATGAATCAACGTGCAGGTAAGACACATTCGGCCGCTCTTGTAGATAATGATAAGGTTACTCTACAAGCTCTTATTAATTTCTGTAAAGATGCTAAGAATGATCTATCATCCCAAGGTGAAGATGATTCTTCTCTTCGATTTGAGATCTTAGAAGAATGGCTTCGAAATGATTTTAAAGGTTCTCTTAAATATCAATCTAAAATGATTGGTTTATAAATAACATATAGATTATAATTCATAGGAGGAAGCCATGTCTAATAACAAAATTAATCAATACGCAGCATTTATTTCTAGTCAATCAGCTATTAATAATATTATTAATGAGGTAAAGAAACCTGTAGATCCAGAAAAGGCAGCTAAAGTGGCTGAAAGGGATCATAAATTCAATGCAAAACAAGCTGATGAAAGATTAAAATTTCATTCAAATATGGCGGATAATCATGCTATTCACAGTGAAGTAGTTGGCGAAGATGGTGATGAATCAGGAGCCGAAGATCATAAATGGATTGGTAGTATGCATAAAGAAGCAGCTGATAAATTTAAAGAAGCTTTAAAGCATAAAAATGACAAAGAAAATTTTGCAAACCATTTTAAACAAGCAATGGTTTCTGGTCAAGAAGCTAATATATTTACTAACCGTATTGGTAAACCACATAATTATATACCAAAATCAAAAGGTTAATAAGATATTATAAAATAAGATAATTAAAAGGACCTTCGGGTCCTTTTTTATTATTATAAATATCTCATAGAATTAATTTCCGGAGATATATATGTTTACTTTTCAAGAATTTATTGTGGAATTTACCTTAGGGCAACCTATGATTGCTCGTGGTTTAAAAGGTAGCGAACATACTAAAAAATATCTCTCAAACCCTTCTGATACTTTTGTTACAGCTGCTAAGGTTGGACATATTGGTAAAGATGAGAGAGTTAAATTACATGGTACTAGATATGATCAAGCATCAGATACTCACTATGCTACAATATCTCATGCTAGTGAACCTGAAAAAAAAATTGAAGTTCCTATTAGTAAGATACGTAAGCCACCAGAGAGAAGAACTAAAAAAGGTGGTAGAGAGGCTGAGTCAGCAGCCACAACAGATTTGCATAATCAAATAGTTGAACATAATAAAACAAAGCCTCTTATGATGTATGATAGATTTGGCACTAAACATCATATTGTTGGAGCAGTTCAGATTAAAGGTAATCCTAAGGCTGATATTGCTTTAGTCAATAATAAAGGCGAACATGTAATTCATATCAGTCATAAAAAGAGTGAAGAGAGCCATCAGGGATTTGGTGCTTTAAATTCTAAATCAAATACTAAACATCCAGTAGTAAGTGAATTTGCTAATAAGCTCACTAAGACTGTTCCTAATGAGTTAATGTCCCTCAAAGGTAAGTCAAAGACCATGGCTTTAAACCATAACAACACTCAGCATACTGATTTAATTAAGAAATCATTGTTTGGTTCTGAACACGAAAGTGATAAATCAGGACCGGAAAATGTTGACGTGGTATCTCATGGTAAGATAAATTTAAAAACAAATAATCGTGGTGTATCTTCTATCAAATCAGAAAAAGATATTGATAGAAAAAACCATAGAGATCAAAAATATGAAATTGTAGCTAAGCATGCTACTGATCGTACCGTCCCAGGTACAAAAATAGGGGCTATTGTTGGTGTCAATGTAGCTGGTGCTAGAAAAGGTAGAGATGTTAAACCTTTAGATTCAGAGGAAAAGTAATGATGAAAACCTTTTTAAATTATATCACTGAAGCCACCTCAGTTGATGATGAAGCTTTAGGTCACCTAACACACGTTAAGGATCTGCCACACGAAGATGCCAGACATTCTAAAATGGCTGTAGATCTCCTTCGTGATTTTCATAATAAAAGACAAGGTAAGCCTAGCTCAATTGGTGCTTCATTAAAGACTGATGGTGGTGCTTCTGTTCACGTAATTCACGATGAACATGGCGTAGGTGTTTCTGATAAGCATAGAATGGCTCGCGGTGTTGTTGCTAGAACACCAGAAGAGGTTGATAAACATTTTGGGCATGCACCTGAATATGCTGAATCTTTAAAGCACGTTTTGAAACATGCTCATGAGTTTGTAAACAAAGGTCATCATATTCAAGGCGATCTTCTTCATACTCCAAACGAAAAGCCAACTGAACATGGCGATAAGATCTCCACAACACCAAACAGACTTACTTATCACATGAAAACTAAAGCTCCTCTTGGTTTGGCTGTTCATACAGAGGTTAAAGGTGGTGTTGCTCGTGCAGTTTCTAAAAAAGCATTGAAGAAGACACCTCATGTTTTTGTTCCGGAACATGAATATCATGCTGACCCAAATACATATTCTGCAGCAGATAAAAAAGCAACTGAAACACATTTGAATGCTGCAGAGGCTCTATTGAGAAATCATACTTCACATCATTTAACACCTGAGCATGTCAAAGCATTTACTATCTACAATAATAGGTCTACTGCTCGTGGTGAAACCCCAACTGTTGAAGGTTATAAAAAGCATCTTCATGACGAGGGTGAAAAAGCTGCTAATAAATTAAAGACAGAAGCTGGTAAAGCTAAGACACGTGCCTCTCATGCTGCTATGATTGCTCATGTTGATCAAAACGCTCATCATTTCCAAAGATCGTTGGACATTAGACATCATCTAGAACAAGCCACAGAGCATGTACTTAAGGGTGTCAAGCACCCTGATATGGAAACTAGTTTGGATGGTCATCCTTCACAAGGTGAGGGAATCGTTCTACAGAAAGAAGGTAGACCAGTTGGTAAATTGGTACCTAAGGCTATCACCAGAGCAATCATAAACAATCCAAGGTTTGGTAGAGGATGAAAACTTTTAAATCATTCATTTCAGAAGCTGTAGATAATACTAAAGCTGTTGTCTCTTTTGGTAGACATCAACCATTTACCAATGGTCATAAAAAAGTATTAGATACTGTTGAGTCAGAAGCTAAGAAGCAAGGGGCTCAAGCACATTTTATTACTAGTCATTCTGAGGGAACTGGTAAGAATCCCTTACCAGTTAAAACTAAAATTGAATTGATTAAAAAGGTTGCTAAACCAACTACTAAAGTTTATTCATCTGATAGTGAGCATCCTAGAATTATAGATCAGCTTTCTAAATTACACGCTGCTGGTGTAAAGCATATCACATATGTTGGTGGCAAGGGTCAAGTTGAACCAGTAACTGATCTTATTAAGAAATATAATGGTGTTCAAAGTAAGCATGGATATTATAAATTTGATACCATCAATTCTAAATCGTCAGGTGAAAGAGATCCTGAAGCTGAGGGCACTGAAGGTGTTTCAGGTACTAAGATAAGAGCTATGGCTCGTTCTGGTAATGAGGAAGGAATGAAGAAAGAAATTCCTAAACAACTTCATCCTCATATTAAAGAAATAATAAAACATATTACGGCTATTAAAGAAGACGTTACTTCTGAAATGGATTTAATATAACATGCAACAGGTAAAAATTACAGTTAATAAAATAGGTGATATTATAACATCTATGCAAAGTACATTAGCTTATCAAGCACAAGTGATTGTTGAAATATATGCAGATGGGCAAATTATACCTATTGCTGAAGTTCAACAAAAGTTAAGTAATGTGTTAACAACATTGTAATAAATATAAAATAACTTATTAACCAGAGAATTAAAATGCCACAAGAAACAGACGTCTTCTCATCTAAAGATCCTGATAGCAAAACAACCAAGAAAAAGGTTGTTAAAAAGAATCCTAGTACTGTTGTCAAAGATACTAAAATGAACAATACTATTGTTAATGATCGTATCTCTAAGACAAAGACTATAACGGGAAGTGCGCCTGATCAAATTGAAATGAATCCACAGTTTCATACAAATTCAACTGATTTAAATAAAAAATTTAATAATCATATCATATCTGAATTGGTAGCTAAAGTGGCTGATGTATATGATCAAGTTGAAGAAGACTATGATAGAAATGATACGCATCTCCGTGATGAGGGAACAACACCTTTGAAAAATATTTACAAAAGTGATACTCCTGGTCAGGTTGTAGATGATAAATTTAAATTAAAATTTAAAAATCCTAAGAATGATAAAGAAGCAACTTCTCGTTCGGGAAATCCTGAAAGAAAAAAAATGGATGAGGTTCCTAGAATAGATAATGAAAGAGATAGACATAAAGATAGCACATATTATCGCCAACAATCTATTGTTAAAAAAGTATTGGAAGCTAAAAATCCATTCAAGAAATCAGCATGGGAAAAAATGTTAGATAAGAATCCTGCTCATGTAGAATCTGAAAAGCGTGCTCAAGAAGCTAAAGCCGGTTTACAAAAAGCTAATGATGATTATCAAGCCATTCTTGATAAAGAAGCTAAGAAGAAAACCAATGAAGCTTTTATAGCTGAGATTGGTGACACACCTAAAGGTCAAGATCGTTTAGATAGAACTAAACTAAGAGCTACTTCTAGAGCAGGGGCGGCCGCTGGTGAAGGTGTTGTTGGTCATCTAGGTTATAGTCCTAAAGATGTAAAGAAAAATAATAAAGTGGTTGCACAAGCCTCCAAGAGAATCACACCTCTTTCTATGTCACCTTCTTCTAATCCTGAATTAGAAATGGAAGATACAGCACCTTGGGATAAAAAAAATCCTAAGAAGACACATAGTCATTTAACACCAGCACAAAAAGCAGAAGCTAAAGCTCGTGCTAAAGCCGCTGGTAGACCATATCCAAATTGGGTTGATAATGTTGATGTTGCTAAAGAAGAGACCAAATATCCTATGTCTAGAAATTCAGAAGATGCTCATTTTGCTAGACAATCAAAGCCGATGCAAGATGCTATTAACTTACACCTTCGCAAAGGTAAAAGCTATCCTGAAGCTGTAAAGGCTGCAAAGGTTCATGTTAAAGAGAGTGTAAACTTAGCACAACAGGCCGCTATTGCTATTGCTGTTAAAAAGAAAAAAGAAAAAATGAAAGAAGAAACACTTCATGAAGGTGTTGCTTATCATTTAGATAATAGTTTACCTCTTTCAGAATCTATCTATCGTTATGGCTCTGAAATGTTTTTTGAAACTATTGAAGAAGCTCGTAGATTATTCAATGAAGGTTTAATTGATCTTACTTATAATGATATTGAATTGATTAGATCTGATATTGGATCATTTGGTATCTTTGAAGGTAATGAAGTTCCTCTTGATCTTCCATTAACTGAAGAAGAAGATAAAGATCATCCAGCTCTTGGTAAACCACATAAAGGTGGACCAAAGAAGTATTATGTTTATGTAAAGAAGCCTGATGGTGGAATTAAAAAAGTTACCTTTGGTGACTCACATGGTGCCGCTGATGGATCAACACTTCCTTCCAGAATTAATGATCCTGTAGCCCGTAAATCATTTGCTGCTCGTCATAAGTGTCATCTTCAAACAGATAGAACATCTGCTGCTTACTGGTCTTGCAATCTTCCTCGTTATGCCAAGGCTTTAGGTTTATCAGGAGGTGGTAATTTCTACTGGTAATCCATATAATGATATAAATGATGATGATAAATTTGTTAGAACGTTTGAAGAAAATGTTGAAATAGATGATCTAATCTGGCATCGCGATAAGAAAAATCGTGTTATAACTA